GTAATCAAACCCTTATATCGTGTCACATAAGGCATTACAAAATTCAGTTCTCTAGTTCCATGAGCACGGGCACCATTCTGATTATATCCATTCACAGCCTCACCAAAGCCAATAGACGCCGAACTGGCCAAATCAACACTGGCCGCAGACGTAATCAAACAATCATCCGAACTACCAATCACATGACAATGGAACGAACCAAAGTACAGTCGATAAGGACGACTGAAATACCTTAATAAACCATTAGCACCAAAGCCACTAGCTGTTGTAAACTCTCCCAGACTAGCAATTAACGGCAGACTGGTAGGAATACCAGCTTGTAAACCATCAGACGTGGAAAGATTAAACAACGGAAAGGGTCGCTTTATTATGGTACCAATACTATGTGTCTTCTCGGTATATACATCAACCTTAGTATCACTCCCACTATCACCAATACTTGTCACTGGTGTTGGTAAAGTTGGAACCACTTGCGCTAGGGTTTCCACAGGCACACCAGATTGTGCCACCACAGCAAGTCCAGCATTAAGACAATAAGCATAACCATCTTCACGATAACAAGGGTTGGATTGGTCAGTGTAAATCTCACCATCTTCCCAACGCTTACGTATATCAAAATCGGTGATGGGGGTATCGCTTAATCCAAGCCTCTGCCAAGTATGGCTTATTCGAGCTCTCCACAAATTGAACATCTCTTTTCCAGAACACCAAACACGAGCCAACACATCATTTCCATTAATAATAGTGGCCTCCAAGAGGGGTATCTGGGAAGCTGAATAACTCAAGGTTCTAAATAAAGTTTCCTCCTTCACCTTAGGAAAATATGTTTGACCAAGTACAAAGTTCTTCCGAACAACGGTGGTACACTTCAGAAATTCACATTCCAACAAAGGTGTCAATTTAACATCATCAATAGTAACAACTGCCTTACTACCACTTGTAAAATAAATGTTATATTGTGCAAGCTTGTTACTAACATTATACAAGTTGAACCAACTCACAAAAGGTGAAACCGCATTGAACACATCATCACCAAAGCTCTCTGTCACAACTAGCTTCCGATAATGCTCAATAGAAGCCATTCTTGGAGCGTTCTCCTGACCAACCAATATATAGGCAATGCGCATCAAAGCCAAGCACAAGACAGTATTGCCCGGAGTGGTAATCACACCACCGCTCAGCATCAAACAGAACGAGCGATAGCACCGATCACCAACTAGAAGACACGCATACATTATGGCATAGACCAAGGTCGTTCGAGCAATATCATCTTCAATGCACCACGACGAATCTTGTTTATACCAAGCATTTATGCCTTTCAAAAGGGCAGAGGCAAATTGGGCATTGAAATACCTCTCAAAGAATTTAAAATCCCCATCAAAACCATATTGGGAGACCATCATCATTCTTGAGATCATAACATCCCAATCTGAACTAAACACATTCATACCAACTGCACTCCCAAGAACAATGGGGTTTGAATATAAATGGTCAATAAAAGCTCCAAAATATTTGCGGCTAAGCAAGGATAGATCAACAGGACTCCCAATAACGGCTCGTGTGTTCAACTCAGCAACCTTTTTCCGGGAACGTAACTCAGCTTTCAATATAACAGTCCACAACCAAGGTGGTATAACGCCACGTCGCAAACTCTCATCATACAAAGCAACCAACTCCTTCAACTCTCTATCATTAATCTCACGATTCCCAAGATCATCAGGGTTAGTAAACAACCAGCGTTTGCCTTTAGCCGGTCGAACTACGCCATCTGGATAGGTAATAGTAGCTGGTCTTCGACAATTCCAAAACTTGCCCTCAGCCGTTCTCATATCCAAGGCAGCCAAATGACCACGACCATTGACCATCACAATCATAGGTAGGGCACAAGCCGGACGCAACGGTTTGCGGGAACTAATAACATCGAAAACATCACCAAATGCAGCCTCCACGACATCTTGGGGTAGAAGTTTTGTCTCTGAACTCTTATGCACTCGTTCAAGAGAAACACGATATACTTCTAGGGGAAGGTGTCCAGGGTTGATAGGATTGCGAGTATTAGTAACAGAGGGTACAAAATCATGAGGATGCCAAGATTCTTGTAAATAAGGCAATGGTCGCCAATTGTCTTTTCCATTTAAAAAATGACAACCAGCAACTGTTCCCATATATGCCAAGTCACAACGAATCTTAATTAACCCTTCATCTGTGATTTTCAATTGTTTTGGTCCAGAAAACGCATCAAAGTCCACACCAGCCTGCTGTACAACAATGGATTTCTGCTTCTCCAAAAAACCAGACACAACATCACCACAAACAACATGACCCATACCATGGGTGAATGAACCCCCATCTTTTACTGAGGCAATGTGCATCCCCAATATGCGCCATTGACCCTTTACTTGCGCAACAAGAAGCTTACCACAATCACCAAGACTCTTAGACGGATAGGTCCATTGCATAGGTAAATAAAATTGTCGTATCTGCCCAAGATAGTTGTATTCATATCTATTCTTACTTAATGCCATGGGCAATTCCAAATAATCCATACTAGATACAAAGTAGGCATCAACTCGATCAAGGTTAAGCAGGTCAGTGGTCGACAGGAATTTCGACATCAAATTTGCTCGTGGGGGCAAACTCAAACCAAAGTCATACAAACAAAAATCCTCAAC